TACATCAATATCAGATAGTATATTTGCTTCATTTGCTGTACCCCTAATAACAATTATTGATATTCCATTATCTTGTTTTACTTCAAATGCTACTTCATCTTTTTGATCACCCCCACCATCGTAAATTGCTTTACAATATTCTGCATGTTCAATAAGCAAATCTAATGAAACTGGTAAATTTGACTTATCACCACTACCTAGATCATTATTTTTATCAGCTACGTTTTTCGCACAACTATTAAATAGAAGAAGCAGTCCGATTACTAGCGTGAATTTCTTTATGTTTATTAAATGACGTCGCACCAAGGATTGCTCCGAATGAAAGATGAAACATTGCACCGCTTTCAAGTGTCAAGGGAGTCCATCGTGTTACACCTTCTTTTAAACAATCATGTGTATCACAATACCCTGCCATCAACAAATTCCATGTTAAAGGTGCAACAAAAAAATCAATTAAACAAATAAACAAATAAACGAGTGCTGCCCAATCTCGCCAGTACTCTTTTATTGTAGCGTTAACTTGCAATTGCATCTTCCAATGTTGCAATAAGTTTAGCTTTATTGTGTCGTCTATCTAATTCAACACCAACTGATCTACCGTATGATTCCAATTGTTTTTTGGTCATACTTTTCAAATTTTTCTTTTTTACTTTTTTCTCAACTTTTTTTTCAACTTTTTTAAGTAATTCTGTGTTCTTCTCTGCTAGTATTATACCTTCATTATTAAAAATTTTTTTAATTATATTCCCAATCCAAGACATATCATCCTTTTTTAATTATAATGTTTATATTTTATTAACTCACTTTTTCTTTTTCTTCTTCTTACTTCTGGTTACCTTTGGTTGAATTTCTTTTTTAATTTCTTCTGTTATTATAGGCAATGGCGGCACAAATTTTGGTGGAACTGGAAGTGTTTCAAACCTAGTTAAATGTTCTGGTTTATATTGTGCTGTCAACTGCTCTAATCTTATTTTTGCCGCGTCAAGTGCCATCTTTGCATCCACTTGTGCAGTCACCGCTTCACGTCTAACTTCCATTTCATATTTTTCTGTCCATATTCGTAAGTTATCTTCTGCTGCGGCTATTTCATTTGACATTTTTTCGACTAATTCATCTGGCATTTTTCCCCTATTTTAATGGAGGTGCATATAATAAACCACCATCTGTGTACAATTTATTTAGCCCACGTTTGAGAGCTAACGGTGTATTTTCACCAAGATTTCTTTCATATATTTCTTTATAATTTCCAACTTGTTTAATAACTTCATATGCCCATGTAGCATCTAATCCTAATTTAGCCCCTAGATGAGGATGATCATTACCATTTAATTCGCCCATAAATCGTTGTATACTTGGATCTATATTATTTTTGAATTTAGATATATTATTTGAATTTAACCCCATTTCTTCTGCAATGAACAGAACATATATTGTCCACCTTACAATATCAGACCATTGTTGATCTCCATATTTTACTACTGGACCAAGGGGCTCTTTTGAAATAATTTCTGGAAGAATTACATGTTGCTCAGGGTGTTTAAAACCAATTCTATTAGATGCCAATCCGGAACGATCTGTACCATACATATCACATTTACGATCTAAGTAATAATCTTTAGATTTTTCTCCGACTGGTACTACAACTGGAACATAATCAAGAAAATGTTTTGTAAAAAAATCTCTAGTATTTTTCGCGGCAGTTCCTGTTGAGCTATAACATATTCTTGCACCAGACATTTGCTTTGCAGATGATACGCCAAGAGTCTTTCGAACAATAAATCCCTGTCCATCATAATATGTGGTAGGCATGAATTCTAGTTTTTTAAGAACATTTCTAGTATATGTGTATGTAACAGTAGCCGATACAACATCAACCGTTCCATCTATTAAATAACTAAATCTTGTTTTGCCATCTATTATTTCATATTCAACACTTTCCTTATTTCCAAATACTGCTACGGCTATTGCCCTACAAACATCTATATCAAAGCCCTGAAATTTTAATACGCCTGTTTCTGCATCCCAATGTTCTTCTCCAAAACCTGGCATAGAATCTTTGGCTCCACATATTATATGACCACGTTCTTTTATTCTTTTAAACGTTGAACCATATGTTGGAATGTATTCTATTTGTTCTATTTTGCTAACTACTACACCGGTACGATCATGAGGTGAATCTGCTGCTTTACTGGAATACGTTGTTATGATTAAAACTATTATAAATGCAAAAAGTTTGCCAACCATGATCATTGTAAAGTCCTATAAATTGCCAAGAGATCATCATCTGATATAGGTTGTTTCATTGTATAATATCGTTGATGTCCGACCGCCATAAAGGCCTTGATGTCGGAAAAACTAGGATACTTCATTAAAAGATTATGAAGAAGATAATCAGGCTCTAAGTGACAAGATGCACATTGATTATCTCTTGCAAATACTCTGGTGGATTTCTTGAATCTTTCTGATTGTACTAATACAGAATTAAGATCCTTTTCCATCCATGTAACCTTCTCAGAAATATCTGGTATTACTAAGAAAATCAAATATGCCAGTAATCCTATTATAGTGTATATGAATATTCTACTTGATGCTACTAGATTTTTAGTTTCTATTTCAATGGCTTTTACTGGTTCTAATTCCATTACTTCGACATGTTCGTCGGCAACTTCTTTAGGAGCAACTTTTTGTTTAGGTTTTACCGCCATTATACTCCTTTCTTCACTGCTTCATTTAACTTTTTAGTGATTTGTGATGTAAACCACTTCAAAACAATTGGAATGCTTATATTAGAAGTCAAACCAAACATATATCCTACTGGAAATCTATAAGTATTAAATGGAGCTAATTGAGGAACGTTTTCAAATACTAGCCATACTAAAATATAACCAGTAATCGACATACCCATATTAATGAAAAGATCAAATACAATCAGAGAATATTTACCCTGATACTTGTCTTTATTATCGTGTCTGTAGTTGAATAGAAATATGAACAATGAGGAAAATAATATAATTCCAAACATTGTCAAATTTACCGCACTGAATAGCGATTCCACGCTTACGCCTCCTTAGATTTCTGTTTCAGCATCTTCTGAAGATCAGCTGTACTTCCTACAAACAGCGCGTTAGTAACATTTTGAGGTGACCTTACGACTTCATCTGACATGCTTTTTTTTGTTTTATGTAATCCCATTAACTCTTTATTTGCATTTGTTAACTTATCAACTAACTGACCTACTACTTCGTATGCTCTTGGGTGTTCTGTTTCCCTAGCTACTTCAAGTAAGCCCTCCATGGCGTCAGACCCTCTCTCTATCACATTATATATATTTTCTCGCGCATACTGAAAATCAATATCCGTTTCGTCATCACCATTTACTTCTGGTGTTTTATATACAACAGTTTCATTTTTAGATGTTGGTGCAATTTCAAATACCTCATCTAATTTTGTATCGACCGTTTTAGGGTCAACCTGTTTATCAATATTTTCAATAGTTTCCATTTTATCTTTAATCATTTGTATTACCGAATGCATTTATATCTAATGTACCACCAAATGTATCAAGCCCTGTAGCTGGATCCCATTCAAGACCTTCTGCAAAGAAATCTCTTGTTTCTGTTGGTTCATAATAATCATCACCAGCTGGTACATCTATAGGTACTTTAGATGTAAATCTTGATTTTACTAATGTTGCCCCAATATCTGTTCTTGTACTTTCTAATAACACTTTAGAATCATCTTCATTTAATAATTCATCCCTACCTTTTCCAAATCCTGTATCTGATTCTAATAAAATTCTTTCGGCGTCTACTGAGTCCGGATCTCTATACGGCATTATATGGAAATTGATAATTGATGTACGTATTAATGCTGTTGCCTGATCATCGCTGCCGTCGCCAAATCCTTTACCTTTAATATTTGGATAAAGAAAACCCTTAACTGTAAAATCTAATGTCCAAACTATTGCTCTTCGTGTTTGATAATCACCTTCATATGAATCTTCAATATTAACACCATTTAAAATAATAGGAACATCTAACTTAATTCCCATTGTTGGAAGTGCATTTATAGTTACTGTAAAATCGGGTGCAAAAAATGGTACTATTTGTTCAACTATTTGTGTTCCATCATCCGCGTTTTTTACAAATACTGACAGTGTGAAAGAGTAATCATATGGAACCGGGCTTTTAACCACTCCAATCTGACCCTTCCACATTGACTTTGTTTGGTTAAGGGGATGCAACATTCTCTCGGGACTGTATGACATGGAAGTCATCTCGAAGCCCATCCTCGGCAGTTGCATCCCCACCTTTCTGTCTAGATTAGCATCGCCCGAAATTCTAGTCATAAATTTTTGTTTCGGACCGTATGCTAAGGGAACTTTTAATGTTTCAACAACTTCATCAGAATTATTCTTCCGCTTTAAATAGATGTCGTTAAAAATGGTTCCAAATATAGAAACATATTTTCTTGTTAATCCGTGATACCAATATTGTCCTAGCATTAAAAACTTCCTTCACTAAATGGATTTCCTTCACTAAAATCTATAATACCTTCTGCTGTCGTCTGTATTGTTTTATTATTAGCAGTACTATCACCAGCAAACTCTGTTGCAGTTGCACCCAAATTAGCTGTTGTGCCTGAAGTTCCACCTGTAATTTGTTCCGTTGCACTAAAAGTACCAACAATATTTGTTAACCTTATAATACTATCTTCACCTGAAGTTGATGTTTGTAATACTTCTGCTGTTGCGCCCGAAAGAGCTCCTGTAACAGTTTCATCAGTTGTAAAAACACCCGAATTAGCGGAATATACATATTCTACTGAATAAGCATTTTCAACTTCTACTTTATCTATTGCTGCTATACCTGTATCAATATCTTCATCACTATACTCAAACAATTCACAAGATAAATCATAAACAGGAAGTTTTCCCATTTGATAAAAGACAGCCTGGTGCTCAACAAATTGTATTTCAAATAACTTACTTGTTAGAGGCATCCAAATTAAATCGCCTTCTAAAGGTCTATCAGATATTCCTTGTCCATCCCAAGTACGTCTTGCAACAGTAAATGTTATTTGTTCTCTGATTTCTAATCCAAATCTACCAACAAATGCACCTTCACCTTCAAATCCGTCAGTATTTTTAATATACATTTCTACAGGATAAGCTGATTCAAAAGATGAAGTTGGATCTTCACCATATATGTTATCTACGTTATTTTTTGTTCTAGGTAAATAAGATACATCGTGCCCAAAAATTTGAATAGACTCCACCATTAAATCTTGAAGAAGATTTTGTTCATTATTATGATCAAATTTTTGAAAATAATTACTCGTCGGCATCGTCAGCCTTTTCGTCTGTTATTCTGATCCTGAGAATTGATTTTCCATTAATAGTAATATCACCCTTTTCATTTTTTCCGATATCTTTTACTTCTATTCTTCTATTTTTAAATTTCCCACCGAGAACAATATCTCCAACTTCTATGGGCAAATTGATATCTTCATCAATATATTCTTGAAACGTTTTCATCCAGCAATTTCCGAATGTTTGGTATATTTTGCAATTAATTCAGCTTGTTCTTGAGTAGATAAACCTAATTTTTTCCACTTATCTTTTTTATCCTTCAAAGCTTTTGATCTAATATCAGCTGATTGAGGTTCCGGTTTTTTCTTTTCTGGTTCTGAACACCTTGCTGCAAGAGCAGGACTTTTAACGCCACCGGGCACATTACAGAATTCAGGTTTCTCTATAAAGGTTTTAAATTTTTCCATTTTATCCTACCATAAAGTCGTCAGGTAATTGATACTTAGTATATATTTCATCATCCAACATTTGTAATTCAGTTGTTGCATCATCAAAAATTTGTCGGCCATTTAATGTAGTGCCACCAGGTAATTGCATACCCTCATATTTTAATAGATTAGATCCCCATTGTCTTTTAAATAATGAAGATATATATTTTTTTAGCCAAAGATCATTATATGCATCACTTAATTCTTCCGGGTCTACAGTTTTATAACATTCAAATAATAAGTATTTACCAACAACTAATTCCTTATCCCAATCAACATCAATATAAACTTTATCTGTATGTCTATTAAATCTAAATGAAGGCGATTGATTAAATAAATTTTCTATTAAGCTCAAGTGTTGCATAGCCATAGTATATCCTGAAAGTTGCTGCTTACTCAAATCAAATATATCATTTAATCTTAATTGATATCTTACATCAAACATATTAATATTTCCTGTTGTTGAATCAATAGGATGTATTTTGATTATACTTATAGTTGATTCTCCAACGGTAATATACTCGTTAGTAATATCATCTGATGTAACTTGATGTTTTAAATAAATTTTTTCTGACCCATCATAATGATAGTCATTCCAGATTTGTATAGCTTCGTCAATACGATCTTCTAATTGATCGTCATCAACATTAACTTCTATAACTGGATGACCTAAGCTTCTGAGGCAGTATTGTTTTAATTGTTCGCGGGTTTGCGGTTTTGCCATGGTTCATATCCTACAATACATTTTCTGTCTACATATATTGTATTTATCTCCATGGAGGTCCTGAGATCCACGCAACTAAAGAATACCGAGTATTTGAGATTACCGGGAGGACTCTATGCTCCAAAAAACTAGGGAATACTATTACATTTCCAGATTCTGCAGGTATTTTTCTTATTCTGGCGTTATCATTTGGTGATAATTTAATTTCAATCTCACCACCTTCATATTCACCAACGTTTAAAGGTATTGACATACTTAATTTTCTTATACTATGTGTTTTTATATGTGTATTAAGCATATCATCATCTGAATGCCATTCATAAAAATCATCTTTTTGATATCTAGTAAATTGAACATTTATAGTAGAATAATCTAAATCAAACCCATAGTTTTTATTTTCTGTAGTAAATATCTCTTTAACTTTAAAAATAATAACTTTTTTAAAATCGGATAATTCTAATCTCCAAATATCAAAAAGATGAACATCTGATTTTCTTTTTTCGTTTTTATTTCCACCTACAGTTGTTCCTTCTTCAACTAAAGATTCAAATTCTTTAATAATCTTATCTTTATTCTTTTCAAACCATCCACTTTGAAGTCTTATATAAGGAGGTTTCTTATCGAGGACCATATTTTACACCTGAAGGACTTTTATCAAGCTCATCAATTAAGTCGTCACTTAATTCATAATTGATAATACTATCTTTAGTATTCTCCCACCATTTAGATTCATATTTTAAATCAGTATCACCTATAAAACAACCGGGACTCCAAGGTGTTAAATTAAAATCATCTTCTAACATTTCATCGGACATTCGATTACTATGAATTACAAAAGCAAGAGTTGCTCTTAAACATTCTGTGCCTGCACAATGCCAACTATAACCTTCTTTTTCAGATTCACCATGACTGAACCAATCAAAGGATTTTACATTCCAACCTTTATAATCTGGAATATCAAAATTATAACCCTTAGTATAGTTCTTATATCTAAAGAGCCCTTCACCTGTTTTAGACCAAGTAAATATTATATTTCTTCCTGGAACATCTGCGTTATGATGCCAGCTCAAATAACCGCCGGGAGGATATATTGCACTAAGAGCTTGTTTTCTTCCTGTTATTCTTGATCCTAAAGAAGTAGCAAGATCTGCCATTTTTGTATTACGATTTCTTTGATTTAGATCTAATAGAAGATCTACTATTTTTTGATGCCAAGGAGGTCCTGGCCTAACTGTTTTTCTAAATGTACTTAAATAATTATCTGAAACAGCAGCTTTCCATTCAATCCGATTTTGACGACCTTCGCGGGGTTTTAAACCTTTCAAATCTATACTATCTAAATATTCCCCAATTTCTTCTAAAATATCTAAAACACCTTGATCACTACAAAAATTAGCAATATGTTCTGTATGTTTCATGCCCTTCCGTTTTGATATTGACTTTTAAATAATAAACACGAATAATCACGAAATACTATATCTTCTGGTTTCATATTTTCTCTATCAAAATGATAACCAATAATCCAATTCCATCTTGAATCACTTCCATCATTCCAATCATCTGTTTCAGGTGTACAGGGTGGATCTCCACCATATACCCAATGCCATTTTATATCAGGTCTATACCATGGATCATCCTGTCTAATAACACCCATCATTAAATGTAAAGGAAACTGATCCCATCCTCTGGTTTCCCAATAAGGATATTTGCCATTCCATCTTTCGTCCCACTCTGCAACTTGATTCTTTTTCCAATTCCAATTTTCCCACCATTCATCCATAAAAGAAATCATTTTATCTGATTTTCTATATAAACACATTCCTCCATGTGGAACTTTTAATTTAGTCTTATTCCACCAGACCATGGCTGCTGCATAAGTTCTAATTTTAGTCCACGCCATATCATATCCATCTTTTAAACCTTTAAAAATTAAAGGTGCATCCGGATGGACACATACCATATCAGAATCTAAATAACATGTAATATCGAAAGGTGTATCTTTTAATGCTAATAATTTTGCGCGATTAGAATTAGGCATACCTCCACGGACTTCATCAAAAATATGATTTCCGGGGCAATCGACCCATTTATCTTCTGTGAAAAGTATTACTGGATGTTCAGGAGCAAATTCTTTTAAACTATCTGCTAACTGTTGTGCCGCAGTATGATACGGTTTATGGTTAGTGGCTACTAATAAAAAACCTTCATCAGTTCTCATCCTTAGGAACCTCATTAGCAACTTCTTCAATTGTTCCAGAAGTTTCTTTTACTTCTGATGTTTCATCTAAAAGGTCTTCTGCTTTTAAGGTTACCCTGATAATAGATAGAGTAATGAGTGAAGCAACTAACGCAGAAATTTCTGTTAATGATTTAGATTTTCTAATACGAGATCTTAAATCTCGATTTTCACTGTCTCTAACTTCTGGTATTTCAAAAGCTTCTAATTTTGCTCGAAAAAGAGATTCTAATTCATCAGCTGCTTTTTTTCTTTCAACTGCTTGTTTGTCTTCTCTTTTTTGAATTTGTTTTTCATGATCAGGCCTCGGCCCGCGGGCTTCTCTTTGAGCACGATGTGCATCTGTAAAAGAGTCTACTTGGTCGGTAGTAAATTTAAAAAAGAAATCTTTCCATTCTCTTGTTCCCTCAGCTGCCTGTCCGGAATATCGAGATTTATCTTCTCGTTCATATAAAATGGAAACTTCTTGTTTTTCACCAGTGCGCCATAATCCTTCAATCATTGTATCGTGACCCCACTCTTGTTCAGTGGCTTCAGCGACTTCTGCTGTTTCTGCCATATGTCCTCTTCATAATATGTTATTAATTATTTAGGCGTGTCTTTTCCAAAGACTATAATTTTGTGTTTCTAGAGTTGAAAATACCGTTATTCCAGTATATTGATTACTATAAAATCCAGAATATTGTCCAGAATATATTCCACCATATTGGCCACTATAAAAACCAGAATATTGAGCAGAATAAAATCCTTCAAATCCTCCGGAGTATATGCCAGAAAAGGTTCCGGAATAAGTTCCAGAAAAGGTCCCGGAATATGTTGGGCCTTCTGAACTTGCCTGCGGGTTCGGAGTCTCATCCATAGATCCATAAGTTAGAGTATAAGCACCTACATAAGCGCCGGTATATCCACCCGCATAAGCACCCGTAAATCCTTGTGAATAAAATCCTTCATAATTTGTAGAATATATTCCTTCATATCCAGCTGAATATATTCCTTCATATGCTGCAGAATAAATTCCTTCATAACCTTGTGAATATATTACATCACCAACTGTTGTAACCATATCATATACATTACCACAAAATACCCATGTGCCAGTTGCTGGAGCTGTATTACCTGTTACTAAACTATATTTACCAGCTTCAGCTGTCATTAAATGTTTAATCCAGTGCAAATGTATACCGGCATCATCAGCGGTATCTTGTAAGACTGCTGAATGCCCATAGGCTTGAACAGTATTTGCCTCTTTAGCTTGACTATTACTTTGATTATAAATTGGTAAGTATATTACTTCATCTGTTGCTGCGCGTGGATAACTTCCTACGGCAATATAATCGGCATTAGCACCGGTCCAATGTGTAACAGAATTTGCGGCTCTTGCTTCTGTATTAGCATTTGATAAAGATCTTGAAGTTGACCATCCTCTAACCGCTCCTGATTCTTTTCTATAAAAATGATATGCAACGTTTGCTGTTCCGGAAGATGCAATTACTGTATCTGTATACCATGTTTCATCATGCCAAGAACTAGTATCTGAATCTCCTGCAGCAGTACCAATATGATAAGATCCAACAGTATTTGCAGACGAAGTAAAATATGCATTACATCTAGCAATAACAGGGCCAGCGGCCATTTCCGCGTCTAATATTTCGTATACCTTATCACCGTGGGATCCACCTGTATTAGCGCCTAAAAATTCTACAGTGCTATCTAAATCATCAACATGTGTTGCATCCGCCGCGCCATTAAAAGGCTTTGTTCCAACACATTGTTCTAATGAAAAGCTAGTTATAGTTACATTATTTGCTACTGGGTGATCACCTACTACATCTGGATCTCTATATCTTTCACCAACAGTTCCACATAAATCATAACCAGATGTATTAGAAGTACCAGATAAAGGTTTTACATGACCTCTCCAATCATCATGTGTTGCAGTTCCTTTTGTATAGGATCCCCATCTATTAAAAACTTCTGGAACTATTGAATCATCAATTTGGTCGTTAGTCATTTCTCTAACACCCCAACCCGCTACCTTTTCAAATGTAATGCCTACGCTAGTTTGTCCTGTATAACTTGCTCCGGATGAATTTAAATATTTGTAAAATTCTGCGGTATTATCTTCTAATGTTAATTCTGCTGATGCACCAGTACTTGAAACAGATTCAACTTTAATCCATTGACCAACACCTAACATTCCATATTGTTGATGTCTAATAATAAGATAATCACCGGCAGCAAATACATCATCATATACCCCAGCTCCCGGTGTAGATGTAATAGTTGTAATTTTACCAATATTAGCAGAAGCACCAGAACCGGTTTCAGTTACCGATCCTATATATAATTTTCCACTTTCTGTTGCGGCTAATTCTGTATTACTACCCAGTGGATAGATTCTCATCACTCTTCCATCAGTAGCCATTACGCAACCCTCTTCCAAAATGTGTACGTTGCAGAACCTAATGATGCTAGCACTGTTAAACCTGTATATTGATTACTATAAATTCCAGTATATTGATTACTATACATACCAACATAAAACATACTATAAAATCCTTCGAATCCTGCTGAATAAATGCCTTCAAATCCTCCGGAGTATATTCCTTGGTAACCTTGTGAATATAATCCTTCATATTGGTTTGAATAAAAACCTGCATACTGGTTTGAATATTGTCCTGAATAAATGCCAGAATATACACCAGAAAATATACCAGAAAATATACCGGAATAGATTCCTGAATAAGTGCCTGAATATGTACCAGTATATGCTGGGCCTTCAGATGAACCTCTAGGGTTAGGGGATTCTCCGCCAGATCCATAAGTATGAATATAGCTTCCTTCATAATCACCACGATAATCGCCCATAAA